AAGACCACAAATTCCCACTACTTTTTTATTCATTTATAAACTCGCCTGCCTCATATCTTGCTAACATATCACCATATGTTTCGCTTGTTACTTTAATTCTAAACATCACACGGTATTCTTGTATTGTATCTACACTGTGTATTGTTTTACCGTTAAACACTGTTGGGTGTGTAGTATTATACTTGTATGTATATTCTACACCTAATGGATTATCTCTATCTTTATCCTCACCTTTATAAAAAGTGATGGGTTCACCGCCGTCATCTGGAATAAGCGGAAACATAATATTGTATTCTAAATATCTATCGGTGTGATTAGCAAATGTAAATCCTGGAGTATATGTCATAAATGTTATATCATGCTCATCTAATGGATTTACAAAATTAAAACGATTTAATAAATCTTTTATGGGTTTATAATCCCACATTTGTTTGCCTTCCCAATAAGGAGCAAATATTCCATTTAACCCGCCATCCCCACGCGGCTGATGACTATGTCTTTCGCCTTTTATTGCTGCTTTGTATTTGTTCCAGGGAAGATGACATTCGTCAGGAAACTGATTGAATAATCCAATCAGAGCAGAATGATCATAAGTAATCTCATCGATTATAGAATGGTGTTTAAATTTTTGCAATTTTATCCTATAACAAATCCCAAACCAACACTACCGTCATTATATAGTGTTAGTTCTTGTTCAAGTTTATCGATTTCTGCTTGTGCATCTGTGCGTAGTTGGTCTGCGTTCATTGTTGTGCCACCTTGTGGGCCAGCAATCTGTGTAAACTTACCACGTGCTTCAGCAAGCATTAAACGTGCATGAGCGAATGCATAATCCTTAATCCAAGGACCTGCATACACATCACTTAAAAGATTATCGTCTGGTCGATGGTTATAGCATTTTAGTATTACTGTGTCTTTTGCTTTAATTTTGCGATGTAAAACTACTTTACTATCTTGGGGTCTCCAGGTAAACAATATTTCTGCGCCAAATAATCTACCCATTGTTTCTCTATATTGATGAACAAAGTCAAACATTGTTAAGCCGCCTGCTCTATTAGCGCCTAACAAATAGGTGTTTAAAAAGGCAGCCTGGAATGGTTCAATATCATTACCAGTACCACTACTAACACCAGTTGTACGTCTATAGATATCTGTTACTTCAATGATCTCCGGTGGTAATGTATATTCATTTTGATCAATATTCAGATCAAGAAATACATAACTTTCTTCTACAGAATTTTCTGCTCTTTGACGATACTTCGCTAAACTCTTTGAGATTGCCAGTTCATAATGTTCTGGATCAAGTTCAACATCAACCATTCCGCCGCCGAGGCGTAATTCCATTTCCTTTGTTAGATCACTTTTAACACTCATAATTGTTCTCCTGCATTAGTATTTATTTAAAAACTGCCAGAAGAACTGTCTCCTCGTTGAAACGTCCGTTGAGTTTTGTTTCTGTTGTTTTTAAGAAACTAAACTCTTTTAGTGCTTTTGATTTTGTAGTCTTTTTAACTTTGGGCAAAGTCTCATTTGGTTTGCGAAGTGTTTTTTGCAAACTTTGTGCCTCATCATAACGTTGTAGTGTAGTACCTTTTACTGTAAACCCATCAGAGTCTTGCGATACATAGACACCTAATTTACGATTTTTAGTGTTAAACACTATTGCACATACTGCACCAATCAACCCAGTGGCACTTACACTAGCAATACCATAATCAGTATCTGCTTGTTTTAGTTTAAGTTTAGAAACAATTTGATCTGCACTCTTCTCTTTTACTTTTCGTGGCTTTTTAGTTGCTTTCTGACTTGTAATAATCATATCACATGCATCAATAATCTTTTTGTATAATTCTAATGCCGCTTTCTTTTGTGCAGTATTATAGTGAGAATACCCTTCTTCAAGTTGATCTAGAAGGTCCTGCTCTGGTTCACTGAGCTTCTTACGTTGGGTTGCTGTAGGCATGTTGTTAACTTCCAACAATTCTTCATAACAGCCTTCGTAGAAGCCTTTAATAATACGAGCATGATTTGCTTTTGCTTCTGCAGCTGATAGTACACGAAATGCATCAAACTTTTTAACAACCGCAGGATCTTGAGTTATAATAAACTCTTCAACAATATCTTCCAGACCCTCACTCATATTAATAGCAGTCTCATGCATAATTTGTTGAATAGTGGGCTTATAGATTCTGCCTTCAGCAGCAATTTTTGCTTTCTCTTCGCGCTCTTTTTCTTCCACTAATGGTGCGCCACGCTCAATTGCTTCACCAATAGCACGACGCAAATATTCAGTTTTGGGTTTCATTTCACCGCTTGTACCTGCTAAACTAGCCCAATATTCCACATGACCAGGGTGCAGATCAGGCATACCATCAAGTAATAGTTTGGCAACAATACTTGCTTGAACTGGAATATGTCCAGATGCCTTAATACTTTTAATATCCTTTGCACTATAATCTTGCTTTTTCATCCAAGTAAAAAGGAAAGGATGAATATCAGCAGCTTTTACTTCTTGATATAGTTCATCAACTGCTTTACGTTGTTTTTTGTGAAATTCTTCGCCACTAAGTTCCAACGAATTGCTCCAATCAATAACTGAAGCACTACCTTTACGTCGAACTGCCGCACGAGCTTTTTGTTTGCGTGATTTACGGGGTACTGAAATAGCCATATGTGTTGCTCCTATTTTTAACACTATTTAAACTATATATCCAGTTTATAACAAAAATGCTACATTGTCAACATATAAATACAGGATAATGAATGTTTTAATCTTAACCCCTGACAGAGTGGGTTCTACCCTATTACAACGATATATTACTGTAATTATGAATAATCATAGTTACAATAAACCTGTTGTAAATTTACATGAACTAACAAACGGTTTAGACCTTTACTGGAATGAACAATATAACAGGCAAATGATTAAAAAACCAGGACCTAGCTCTACCGATCCAAATAGAAGAAAATGGGGTTATTATCAAAAACTTCCCGAAGTAATCAATATACTCGAAAAAGGAGATTGTTATAAAACAAGTAGGCTCGCTCTTTATCATATAAGAAACAGAAAAGATTCTATAGAAGATCAGTTGGATTTTTACTCATACTTGAATTCTAACTTTTATATTATATCAGCAAAACGTTACAACTTATTTGAATATGGTATAAGTTGGTGTATCAATACCCATAGCAAAAACTTAAATGTTTTTTCTCATCAGCAAAAGGCTGAAGTCTTTGAAAAAATAATACAATCAGGAGGCATATATGTAGATCCTGATTCTCTCACTGGTTATCTTAATTCCTATTTAGAATATGAACAATGGGTAGACGATCATTTCGATGTAAGTAATTTTTTCTATTATGAAAGGGATATACAAGACCTAGATGGTTTTGTTAAAAAATTAAATATTTTTCCAAATGGAGAAGAAGCAAAAAGTTTTGAAGATGCTTATGGTATGGATTGGAAAACATGGAACAAATGTCACTACCTATTAAGCGATACAAGTGGTATTAGTCCTCAAACTCATAATCTTTTAGGACAAAATAATATAAAAATGATAGAACCGCCAAAACAAGTGGAAATACCCACAGACACAGGACATGTTACAAACAGCAGAAGAGATCTACAAATTAGAGCACAGCGAACTGATTTAGCAGTAGAGCATCAGAATTTCTTAAAAGAAAATGTTGAAGAATATTCACAGGTACAACTTAAATTAAATGAAATGAGGGTGAACAAACTTTTAGTTACAAACATTCCTATAAAATTACAAACCATGCTCGAAAAGGCTAGTATGATTAAAAATTACAAAGAAATTTTTGATGCGTATAATGAGTGGTGTATTAAGAGTAATCAAAGAGAAAGAACTATTACTCTTGATCAACTAAAAGAAGGTGTAATTAACGAACTCAATATGTGGTATCGACAATAAGCATAAATACATAAAAGGATATTAATATGCCACGACTAAGTTTATATAAACCATATAAAAGTAACGATTATAAGTTCATGGACTGGAATGTTCGCGAACAATTTGATATCGGCGGCACCGCGGTCCATGTTCATAAGTATCTAGGACCAAAACAACAAAATGATACCGATGACCCTAGCGAACCAAATTATGGAAGTGGTTTAGAAAAAGATTTAATTACAGGAGATGAAATTAATCCGGAAGGTTGGATTAATGAAACAAAAGTTCAAGATTTGCTCTTTATGGAAAATAGAGATCGTAAATATGATCCTGATGTATATGAACTACGTGGCGTGTATAATGTCAGTGATAATGATTTTGATTTAACACAATTTGGATTATTTCTAACAAACGATACACTGTTTATTACTTTCCATATGAATGATATGGTAGAAAAAATGGGTAGACGTTTAATGCCGGGTGATGTTTTGGAACTTCCTCACCTACGTGATGAATTATTGTTAAGCCAAGACAGAAATGCTGTAAATAAATTTTATGTTGTTCAAGATGCAAGTAGAGGAAGTGAAGGTTTCAGTCAAACTTGGTATCCTCATATTTGGCGTGTTAAGGTTGCTCCGCTTACAGATACACAAGAATATGCAGATATTCTAGGAACTGCTGATGATCCACAAAGCCTAAAGCAGGATATATCAAGTTACAAAACAGAAATTAATATATCAAATGCCATTGTAGAAGCTGCTGAACAAGCAGATCCATTGGGATTACCATTAACTGAACATTTATTTGGTCAACCAGACAATAATACAAGTCCCGAATATGATCATGGAGAGACACTACAAAGTGGTGAACAATTCCCAATTAATCCAAACGATGGTGATTATTTTGTAAGAACAGACTTCAAACCAAACCGTTTATTTGTATATCGAGGTAGTCGTTGGCACAGACTATATGACAACATTACTTCCCAAACATGGAGTAACAGAACATATAATGCTGGTGATTTTATTAATAACGATGCAACTACTGTTGTAGACAATCAAGAATTTAATGAAAGACAACCTTTAAGCAGTGTTATCAAACCTAAGAGTGATTTTGAATAATGGCTAAAACACAACAATTTTTCTATGATAAACAGATTCGCAGATATATTCAACAGTTTATACGTTTATTCAGTGGATTCAGTATACAAATGGGAGCGAATGACCAAGGATTGCCTATATATCAGCAAGTTCCTGTTAGATACGGCGATATTAACCGCATGGCGGCGCATATCACTCGTGAAAACAGTGAGAATATTGTAAACACTGTACCATTTGTTAGTTGCTATGTCACTGAATTGAATATGACACCAGAAAGAAGAACATATCAACAACATGTTGATAAGGTTCAAGTATGGGAAAAGAAAGTAGATCAAACTACCGGGGAATATGTCAACGAAATGGGTAATCGATATACCATAGAAAGACATCAACCAGTCCCTTATAATCTAGTTATGAACTGTGATATTTGGACAAGTAATACTGATCAAAAACTACAATTATTAGAACAAATGATGGTTTTATTCAACCCGACACTTAATATTAGAACAGGAAGTAATCCTTTTGATTGGTCAGCCCTTTCATATGTTGAAATGACAAATGTATTATGGAGTAGCAGGAGTGTAGGTAATAATATTGATGATATTATTGATGTTGCTACCTTAACATTCACAATGCCTATTCTTATTAACCCGCCAGCAAAAGTGAAACAACAAAAACTCATATACAATGTGATAAATGAATTATATAGTTTGGACGATATAGATCTGGATAACTTTAGAAACCAAGATCCATTTGATAGAACAACTTTACAATACACTATCGTAACTCTAGAAGATAGAAGATTAAAATTTGAAAATGATAAGGCTTACCTTTTAAATAGTGCTGGAACAAACCTAGACAGTAGCGGAAATAAATTGGACTGGAGTCAAGAACTTATTCCTTTTGGTGAACTCCGTGAAGGTATTAGCCAGATACGTTTAAGAAAATCAAACGATCCAAGTGATAAAGATAACGATATTGTAGGCAAGTTACAGTATGATCCTAGTGATGTTAACGCTTTATTAGTATCCATCGATACTTCAACTTTACCATCTAATACACTAACTGCAATAGATGCAATTATAAATCCACAAAAAAATTATCCTGGTGATGGAATAGTTCCAATAGCATCAGTAGGACAACGTTATCTACTTACTGACGATTTACCAATTTCTTCAAATTGGTCAAACTTACCTGCTAAAAACAATGATATTATTGAATATAATGGAACTACATGGATTATCAGTTTTGATTCTAATGCAGTTTCAACGCAACAGTATGTTGAAAATGTTTCTACAAATGACCAGTTAGAATGGAATGGATCAGAATGGTTTAATAGTTTTGAAGGTGTATACAAACCAGGGTACTGGAGACTATATCTATAAATGCTTTTTGGTGGACATCACTGCCATCATAAAAAACTATACGGTAATAGTTTAACTAATGATGAGCTAGATCAATTATTTTTGAATACAGATACAATCGAATTTAAATTAGATTTACTATCTGCTCCTCATCTTTTGGATTTAGAACATTTACCAGATCATTATCCAAATATTAAAAATTTTTGTGTATACCATACAGATGAATTTTTCTTAAAAGCAGACTTTTGTCCAGACTCAATAATTGAGGCGCATATAGATGCCATTGAGAGAGCAAAAAATAAAATTAACATGATAGGAAACATTTCAATATCGAAAAAACCTTTTGGTGCTATAAACTATATGTATATGTTAGAACGATTATCAACTCTATATTATAGTAACTTATTCATAGAGGAGTTAAAAAATTATTGTAAAACAAAAACTTCACATGATACAAGTATATGGCACTATATACATACTTTACAACAATGGAATAAAAACTTCAGCGGTGAAAGTTTTTTGGAATTAATTAATGAATGCTAGTGGATGTTTAGTACTTGCCTTAGATACAGGCAGAGTAATGCTTCAACAAAGAAGCGGCAACACAAGTCATCCTAGAACTTGGGGATTCTTTGGTGGTAAAGGTGAAAAAGACGAAAGACCGATACAAACACTACTCAGAGAATTAGAGGAAGAGATAGGGATTTTACCAGATGTGCAAAAGATTTACCCTTTAAATAAATTCACTAGTCCTGATAAAAAATTTGTATATAATACTTTTGTTATATCTGTTTATGATGAATTTATACCACAACTTAATAATGAAAGTGATGGCTACTGTTGGGTAAAAATAGGTAATTGGCCGAGACCGTTACACAGCGGAGCAAAAGCACAATTATATAATAAAGATATTATCAAGAAAATAAAAACCATCCGTGAAACTGCTTCTACGGATGGTTCTAATTGGTTAGATACTTTAGATTAATCGTCTGCTGAAATACGCTTCTTCATACTAGCAACAAACTGTTCACGCAACCATTCAAAGTCGTTAATCTTGTTTAATGCTTCAACATCATCTTTATTTTCTTCACCGTATGCTTTTCCTTCAAGGGCACCTTTAATACAATAACGTCCAAAGCGTCCGCCGTTATCCACAGTAGTCCACGCATCAAGTCGTTCTTGTGTTTCTTGTTTGGGTGCATTTGGATTGATTTGACTTGCTAATTTTACGCATTCACGAAATGCACTACGCCATGTTCTATATGGATCTTTGTTAAAATTAGTGATGTTACTTACATCACTAACTGGTTGATAATAAGCAGCACCAGTAGTATAATCTGGTAGCTCATGTCCTAATTGTTCTAATTGAGTTTTAGGGAATAATTTAACACCGCCATAACCATATTCTAATCCATTGATTGGATTTCTTGCTGACCATACATATGTAGTATTACCCATATTAGCCATCGGTGGTGTATAATCAAAGTTAAAATCTTCTAAAATTTCTGCATCAGCATCAACAATCCATACCATTTCACTTGTTGCTTGCTTACCTACTTCTTTGTGTGCATTACCAATACCTTCAACATTTTTAACATGTTTTGCTTCAGGAAATCTTGCCTTTAATTCAGCAAAGTTTCTATCTGCTTCTGCTTCGTGGAAACTAATCATAAAGATATCAAAATCTGCTTCATGATAGTTTGCAGTAATTTTATTTTTTACAGTACCATGTGAAACACCATTTGTTGGGACTAAACATACATCTCCCCAACCAACTGCTCTACCGCTACGTTGTCCTACTTTTGGAAAAATATTAACGAAATTTTTACCAAGATCATTGGGCCTATAATGCCACGGAAAATCTTTTCTTAATTTAACACCCGGCTTAATCATCCATACCATTACATCTTTTCCAATATATTCAAATGCTTTTGCAACCATTTCATCTTCAGACATTTCTTGATCCAATTCTACAACCGGATAACTTTGGAAAATATATTTTTTAAGTCTATCCCAGGGTGTAATAACATTTTGCCCTTTAAATTCAAATAATTCTGATTTGGCATCTTTTAAATTAATCATTGCAATCGCCTTTTATAGTATATGATCTTGTACCGATGTGAGCAATATTTTTACTCAAATCGTTTTCAAGCCAGACATCGTATCCTGCTTCTTTTGCTTTATTGCAAAAGTATATATCTTCTCCCATGAGACTGTCATTGACTTCGTCCCAAGAAATTCTAAAATGTGGTGCTGGTATGTTTTCGTAAACTTCTCGTTTTACTAACATACACCCCATACCAACTGCCCAAATCTTTTGTATTCCTGTTCCATCATATACTCTGCTGTCCAAGTCATATTCACTTCTAAAAGCAACAGGTCTATGTGGCGGAACCCTTGTGCTATAGTTACATGCTATAATATCTTTATCATGCGATAGCAGGGCGTTTAAGGTGTATGTAGGGAAAGATATATCACTATCAATCCATAATAAATGTGTACAATCTGTATCTAATGCTCGTTCTACTAGTTCTTGTCTTTGTAGTGTAACTTCGCTACCCATAACCATGTTTACTGTAATCTTTTGACCAGCCTGCCCGCACTTATATGTAAGATTGGACAGACTGTTCGCAAACATGATGGTTACAAAGTCACGCACAGGAACGCAAATAGCAACCCTAGCATCAGTGTTCGTTTTGTAATGAAATTTAGGTATGCTTACCATTAGTCCTGAACAAGATCAGTGGCAAGTTCCGCTTCAATTTGACGAACGTTTTCGTTCAATGTTTTAGCAAGCACTGTAGCACTCTTTACACTTGCAGCAAAGGCATCATCACTAAGAGCGGCCATATGATGCATTGTTTCTGGTTGTACCTTACCAATAGTAAGGATATCAATGGCGGCTAGTTTTGCTAGACGCTCAATCCAGTACTGCTCTTCTTCTGCTTCAATATTTGCTAACAATTCTTCTACGTTGTTATTAGCCGCAAAGTCATCATAAACTGCCTGTAATACTGCTAGATCAGGATGATTTGCTGCTTTTGCCGCTTCTAATTCCACTGTAATTGCTTGTGCTTTTCTTGAGGCTGTTGGATGTGAACCCAACACAAATGTTTCAATTTCGAAACGTGTACGAATACTCATAGATTTTTCTCCTGTGAATTTATTATAGAGTTTCTTTATTATACTGTAAAGTATTAAAAAGTCAACCGCTATATATAGCGGTTGACTAAAATTAATTAGATGGAGTTTGATCCATCTGGTGGACCATAAACAACACCTGGACCTTCATCTGAACCCGGGGCAACACCTGTTGCTGTACCCCATTGGTTAGGGTTCTGCCAACCACCAAATGTGGCTGATAGTCTAATGTTTGTTGTAACGTTAGGTGAAATATATGTTCCTAAACTATACAAACTTTGAGTACCTGACAAACCAAAGTATGTTCTAATTGTTCCAATACTAATGGTAGAGCCGGTTGCTGGTAATGCTGCCATCCTTATTCTCCTTGTTTGATGCTTTCATTGATTAGTTTTTTAAGATCTTCAATCTCTGATTGTTGTTCTTTCACTGCTTGAATCAATAGTGCTACGATACGATCATACTTAACTGCTTTAACACCATTTTGCCTAGTAGCAACTACTGCTGGTAATACAGTTTCAATTTCCTGAGCAATTACACCCACATCGTGCTTGCGGACGAAATAACCGTCTTCGCCACCTTTTGCATCTAAGTATTCTTGCGTCCAATCAAATTCAACACCACGAATCTGCTTAACCTTATTTATTGCTTTTTTAATTTCTACTACGTTTTCTTTTAATTTTTCGTCAGAACTGTAATACGCTGTAACGTCTGCTGTAGCACGAATATCTCCAGCAGTACCGCTCGCCGCTGTTCCGGCGCCTATACTATTAAACCGAATATTAATACCGCTACTACTACTCGTATCTACTAATTCTTTCCAGGCACCTGCGTGAGCAAAATAACCTTTACCTTCAGCATGTACATGAGCAAACATACCGTGATAACTTGAAGCAGATGGTAAATCGCCAGTAGTAGCATATACATTTGAGAACAATACTTTGTTTGTGCCTAAATTTAAATCAGCACCTTCAATATGTGTTCTTACTCTTGCATCTGTATAGTATAGGTTTCCACTTTCAGAAATATGAGATGTATTTGCTGGAATACTAAATGCTCCTGTAGAACTATTATATCCTGCCGAGCCAGTTGTAGCACTCACAGCGGCTCTTACTCTCGCATCTGTATAATATAAGTTACTTGTGCCTTCGTTTACACCATCTGTATTACCAGTAAATGTTGATGAACTACCAAATGCTGTATACGCTGAACCATCGTTTGTAAACTCCCAAACGTTTGTACTTTCATTATATCTAATAAACACATTGGCTTCAGTGCCACGTTCAATTTCAATACCAGCATTTTGACTTGGTGTACCTGTTTCATCACTGTTTAGTGTAATAATAGCATCGCCAATATTTACTGTATTTGAATTTACAGTGGTTGTAGTACCACTGACTGTTAGGTTACCACCAATAGTAACATTGCCACCCAATGCGGTTGTAATGCGAGCATCTGCTCTTGCGTCTGTATAATATAAATTTGTACCTTCTGCTAGATCAGTTGTTGTATTTGAACTTAAATCATAACCACCTACACTACTTGCATTAATAGTAAATGTTCCTGCCGTATCATCATATGTTGTTGTAATATTTGTACCTGCAACAATAAGATTAGAAACACGATCATCTACACGCTCGTCAGTATAATAAAGACTTGCGCCTTCTGCTAGGTCAGTTGTTGTTTTAGTGGCAAAATCTGTGTTAAAATCACTTGTGCCATATGTACTCGCTGTTGGTGCTGCAATCCATGTGCTTGTGGCATTTTCCCAGGTTAATACATAAGTGTCTGCTCTAGCA